AACAAAATTATCGAAACTAGCCAGCGATGTCATTATACAGCGTTTTGGCTAAGATTTAATAAAATGTTATAATTCCTTTCATAGCAACATATGGACATTGACGATGTGGAAGGAAATACAACACGCCTCAAGCCAGGTAAACGAATACACCAAGCAATTATTAGCCGAAAAGACCTACAAGGACGGGGTTAATATCGCCAACAATCTCTGGCACAATTTCATTGCCGAGACCCAAGAACACAGTAATCAAGCAGAAGCCAATAAAGACGTAGGCATTGACGCTAAAACGGGTAATTTGGCGGTACTGGGTCAATTTGAGCAAACGCATCCCGATTATCGCTACAATGGTCAGCCTTTTAGTAAATATTTGATTGACAAGTTTGACGAACGTGCCAAGGTCATTTTAGATAGCACAAAGAATCCGATTGCACAAAAGCAGTTGACGCAGAATATTGCACATTACAAAGCAAAATTAATTGAAGATTTAGCACACAAAGAAGCAAGATTCGTTGAAGATAAAAGGCTTTATGATCTCGAAGGTTTAATTGCCACCGCCGAGCATAATGTTTTTCACGATCAATCTCAGTATTCTCAAGCGTTACATGATCTTGAACAATCGATTGGTACATTGTCACTGACGCCACAGCATAAAAGTATCAAGTTACTCGCAGCAAAAAAGCGCCTGGCATTATCAGCAGCATTGGGAACATTAGAGAATAACCCCAATGGCATTATTGATGGTCAAACCAATTTTAGCTGGACAGATGATTTGCCGATTGAAGCATTGACGAGAGTCAGAAACAAAGCACAGAAGAAAGTTGATCAGCAATCGGCACATCAAAAATCGTATTTAAGTCATCATTTGCCTGATCATCTGCAAAGTTTAGTGGATACAGGCAAAGGCATTGATGGTTTCAGTGAAGCCGCCGAAAGAAATTATACCCCAGAACAATTTGCCGAATTTAAAGCCATTGAGCAATTACATTTAGATACGCATGACGTTTTAACGGAAATCAAAGACGTTAAGCTTCAAGAGATTGGCAAGGTCATTGAACGTTTACTGCCAAAATCGGGAGACGAAAACTACGCGAAGAAGATGCAGTTATTTGACATGGTGAGCAAAGAAGTCAATCAAAAGATGAAGCTTGCCAGAGAAGATGCTGCCGCTTTCGTTGAAAAAGACCATGGCGAGGAACTGGAAAAAGTCACCAATCTTGTCGAGCGATTGAAGCTTAGAAAAGAAATTCAAGCCCGACGTGGATTAGCGGCTTATCAGCAACAATATTTAACGAAGCCGGAGGTGGCCAGCTACAGCGAAAAGTTTGCTGTTGATGATGTCAATTTGATCAGAGAAAACCTAGATAATCTTTTAAGCTTGGGTGGTATTGGGCATGAATTGGTCAAAGAGATATTGTCAGCGAAAGGTAATGCGACCATTTCGTTGCCAGTGCAAAAATACATGGAGTTGAAAGCGAAAGGTGACGACAACGCGGCCAACGTATTTTTGAAGATGGTGCCGTTGCAAAAAGAGATGTTTTCCTCGGTGAGTACGGAGTCGAAGAAGGTTTACGATAACTTGCTCAAGGAAAATAAGACATTGAAGCAGTGGTATGACGCAGCCATTGACAATCAACCTGAAAATATCGGTATGGCTGAAAAGATGGTCGACAGTGTGCGTTTACTCTCACGTTACTATGAGTTGACGCAACATAAATCGCCAGGTGCTGCGACTGAGTTAGCGGTTTCATCGTTGATTAATGAGCAATATTTACAATTAGATACAAGCTTATTTATCCCAAAGAAAACAGAGTATGGCGAACAAACAATCTACCTTGACCGTGATCGCATGGTTAATAACCTTAAAATGACCAAGCACCATTTAAGTAATTTTGATCTTCCCTTTGATGAACTGCGTACGTTTGGCTTCTCTGAGAAAGACCTTAAGGAAAAAGAGCGTCAACGCATGCGAGAGCGATTAGCTGATGGCCATTTTAGATTGATGCCAGACGATAAGCATTTTTACTTTGAAATTATCGACGAAGCTGGCAATCCGTATCCTGTGATGAAAGACCCAGACAATAGATTGGTGTTTGACGTGGTGCAGATGAGCGAGGCAAGTTCAGTGCGTCCTGGACAAAAACCGATCTTTAATCATTTGATGGACACCATAGGTGACATAGTCAAAAAAGATCAGGTGGCGTATGGACGATAAATCCCCACGTCAAATTTACGGCGGCCATCCTCAATTTATCGATCACAATGTCGCCAAACGTTCTATTTTGGAAAATCATGGTGTCTCTAAGCGTATGGTGTGGTCGGCAGTTTTTGCTGAAAGTTATCAAGATACACCAGAGCAGTTAGCTTCAAGAATTTATCATGGTGTCAAAAATGAATATTTTAATACCGACCCGATACCTATCGAAGCATTTAAGGCACGTGGTTATGATGAATATGTGTTTTGGCAAAGTGATTTGTCTTACGATGAAGCTGAAAGACTGTATAACCGTAAAATTGAAAAACTTGCGAATGAATATGTGATCGCTCGTGGCAAAGGTGGTGCGGTTGAAAATATTGGGAAATTTGTTGCTGCCATCGCACCTTCTTTATTATCGCCTGTTGATTTAGCTTTATCTTGTGTACCAATTGCAGGACAAGCAAGATGGTTAGCATTAGCTGCTAAGATTGGACGGCTCGCGAAACCTGCGCAATTTGCAGCAAGTTCAGCCGTATTTCAGACGGGTATGGAGCCATTTATTGCCATTGCCAAGGCTTATGAGCAAGAAAAGCACACACTGGGTGAGGCTGTAACTAATATTGGTGTGGCGGCAGGTTTTGGTGGTGTACTGGGTGGTATTGCCGAAGGTATTGGCGCATTACGCAAAAATTTTGCCATGACAAAAAATACGCATACCCCTGACCATGTCATTGCCAGAATGCTTGCCGAGGAAAATAAAGAACTTAATTTAGACAATCCGCAATCCGCTAAATCCAAGTACGATCTTAAAGTTATTGCCAAAGAAGATTCAGAGTGGCATGTTCCCGATGTCAAACAACACGTTGAGGAATTACGAGAAAAACTGGGTATCGACAATGATGATTTTAGTGGTGATTTGCTCGCTGAACGTGATCACTATCTTAACAAAATTTGCCATGACAAAATTTTAAATGAGGTACTATCAGGCAAGAATCCCAATGTCATGTTAAGCCACCTACTCAAGCAAGTTGACCTACAACAAAAGAGTAACGTTAATGAATTTTTATCGGGCTTTGTCGCTGATCTTAAAAAAGCTGATTTACTCGATCAATTTTCTGCCAAAGCCTATGAACGTGATTTTGCCAGAGCCTTAAGAGGTGAAGCGGTAGAGAATCAAAAAGCGGTCGAATTAGCGAAAATTACCCGCAAGTGGCAAGCTTATATGATGAACCGCTTAAATCGTCATGGTGCGCATTTAAATCCCATTTATGGCTACATTACCCGACAAAGCCACAACGCCAGTAAACTTCGCAAGGTCGGTTTCGAGGAATGGCATAAGGATGTTTTCAGTAAACTTGATCTTGAGCGCACAGGTGACATTGACTTAAGACAGGTCTGGGAGAATTGTGCTACTAAATTACATCCTGATAGTGTGATGGATACGGTTGGCTCTGGCACCTCTGTCAGTAATCGCGTCTCAGCCGAACGTAAATTACACTTTAAATCTGCCGATGACTGGATGGATTACAACGACAAATACGGCAATTTGAACTTAAAAGACTCCGTTGTGAGTGAATTTGAACGCTTAGGCAGTAGTCTTGGCTTATTAGAGACGATGGGCAGCAATCCTGAGTTGATGCTGAAAAACTTAATCGAGGAAGCCAAAGGTGCCACACAAAAGAAAGCAACCACCGACAAGGACACTTTTAAGCAATTAGAAAAGTTGAAGCGATCACGCAAATACAATCAAATTCTCGATATGCTTTTAGGTCATGACTCCCCTGAAAATGTCAATGTGGCTTATATTGGTCAAAGTCTGAGAAACATTAAAAACATGTCTGCTTTGGGTAAGGTCGTCATTTCCTCATTTCCTGATCTGGCCAGTGTCAACACCGAGTTAGGCCGCAATGCTATTCCTGTCATGAAAAGATTTGAGACGATTCTCAGTGGTATTTTTCATGGCTTGTCATCGAAGGAGAAAAAAGAATTTGCCGAGACGATGGGCGTTTATACTGATCATTTGATTGGCGGCAACTATAGCCGATTAAATCCAGAGCAGCCGATACCAGGCAAGATCACCCAGATGACGAACACGTTTTTTAAATTGAACTTTTTACGTTGGTGGGATAGATCACACAAGCATGCGGTGGCATTGACCTTAAGCAATCACTTGGCCAAGCACGTCCACCTTGAGTTTGACAAACTCCCTAAAGCACTACAAAAACAACTGGTCAATTACGACATCAATGATAGCAACTGGCACCGTTACCGTGAGATGGTCAAAGTCGTTGAAGGCAAAAAATACCTGGTCGCGGATAGTGAACTTCATGCAGCTAATTCAATTTTAGACCAGAATGAGAATGACGCTTTAAAGGCGAACTTACGTCGTTATTTACTTGATCGCGTGGATACGGCGATACCGACACCGCATGCGGCCGAGAAAAATTTAGCTTTCTTTGGGACGAAAGCCGGGACAGGATTAGGTGAAGCCGTGCGTTTTATGATGCAGTTTAAGACCTTTCCAGTGACATTTATCTTGAGACCGTTAAAAGCTGCGACCATTGATAATATTCCTTTAATCGAACGCCAAGGCAACTGGAAAGATGTCATTAACTCCTTCAAGCATGCTGGAACGTTTTCACAGTCGGTACAGCTTTTTGTCGGCGCGAGTGCGTTAGGTTACATTTCCATTTGCGCGAACCAGTGGCTCAAAGGCGAGGAAATGCCCGAGTTAAACCAAAAGACAATTGAGGCGGCCATGTTAAAAGGTGGGGGATTAGGGCTGTTCGGGGATTTTCTGTTTCAAGATTATTCCCGATACGGTCGGCCATTTCTCCAAGAAATTCAAGGGCCAATTATCAGTGACATCAGCGAGATCGCTAAAATTTACAGCAAAGCCAAAAATGGCGAGCTAGACAAAGCCGAAGAAGATGCTATAAAGTTAGCGTTCAATAATATTCCAGGACGTAATTTGTTCTATGTCGACGCCATTTTGAATCACAAAGAGAATTTGATATAATAGCTATAGCTTCAATGATGAGGCAATAATCAACCTAAACAACAAGGAAGTACTTAATGAAAATCAAAGTCAATCTTAAAACCAATAATTTTAATAATGAAGTGTTAAAAGGCTATGTATTTGAAATTGCTGATAAACGCTTAATTCCCGATGGTATCTGTAAAATTATACTAAGAGACTCAGGAAACAAGGATATTGTAGCAATCGAAAAGAAAGGTGTCGTATTCCTTGACAAAGAAAATACCTCATTTCAATTTGGCGTGAATCATAAAGAAAGAACCAAGCTTAAAAATTACCTAGTCAAACAAAATTATGATGTCAGAAACATTTACATTGAATATGATACTGATTTGGTCGATAAAGAATTCAATGTCAGTGAAATCAGTCAAACCTCTATTAACAAGTCTATTAATGATGGCTTGTCAATGTTTAACGAAAGTCAGATCATGGAGCAACATGCCGATGAATTTGATCAGTTAGGCGAAAAAGTTAAAGCACTGCAAAAAGCCAATGCTATTAACGAAGGAAAGCAACTAGAGCTTTTAATGTTTCAAGATAAACTGCAAATTGAACTGAAAGAGGCTCAAGATAAAGTCATTCAAAATATAGAAATCTCCAAAGCACTTGAAGAAAAACTTGCAATTACCCAAAAACAGTACGATGAAAAATGCACCGAAGTTGATAAAATTGCTGCCGAATTGAAGGACAAAAAGCAAAAAACAAGTGAAGAAATCGAAATATTGACCACACAACTGTCTGAGGCGAAAGAAGAAAAAATAAAGCTTGCTGATGATATGGTTGCATTACAAGATAAGATCGGTGTACTTGATAAGGAAATTGACGATAAAAATAACACCATTGTTGCCCTTAATAAAGATAAGGATATATTAGGTGAGCAGCTTAAAATAATGGGTGATGAAAAAGCGGATTTGCAAAATAAATTGACTGCGGAAACGGAGGCTTACAATAAGGCAATCCTAGAGAAAGAAAATGAAATTAGCACACAGAAAGCAAATATAGAAACGCTAGTCAGTGAAAAGGAAAAGCTTAATGCCAATATTAATGACCTTGAAGTGCAATATAATAAAACAAGTGAGGAATTGCAGGTTAAGGTTGATGAAATTGTGAAATTGCAGAGTGAGTATAAATCATACAAAGAAAATAATGACAATACACAAAAGACAATGAACGCCGAAACCGAAAAATTAAAATCACAGCTTAATGCAGCACTTAAAGAAGCTAAGGTTTTGCGTGGTAAACTATCTGAAGTTGAACAAGCAAACGGTAAGTTAAAAAATGATATTATCGCTTTAAATAATCAAATTGCGACACTGAAAGCCGAAGTCGAAAAGCTTATGTTACAATCAGAAGAGTTGCACAAGCATTTACAAAACATGACGATTGAAAGAGATAATCAAAAAGTCCGTGCAGATCAAGGCGATAATCAAGTATCAGCACTCAAGCAGGAGCTAAATAAAGCGATTGGTGAATGGGAAAAATTTCGCAAATACTCTATGGAATTGGAGGTGCAAGTGCAGGACTTAAAAAAAAAGTATTTAGCTAAAGTCTGGAAATTTAAAGGAGCATTAAATAGATTAAATCACACAGTACATCAAAAAAGGCTTAGAATCAATCGTATTAATTTTGAGTTGGTTATACCTCAGTCTGGCGTTTTAAATAGCGTTTCATTTGTAATAGGCTCAAAAAAAGATACAAGGCCTGTTTATGGATGTCAGTACGGCTGCCATATTTTTGATACATATTTTAATAATAAGCACGTAGGTCATTTTGTCATTAATGAATTAGAAGATTATCACTATCCACATCACTGGCATGGGAAAAAGCACTCGTTACACTCTTCAGTACAAAATCTAAATATGGTTGTTCATGCTGGAGATAAAATTCCAATTTCTGTACAAGGTGATCTCATGCTATTATCAAATGAAGTTAATTTGTGTAATTTACATGATTATGAAATTAATATGAACTTTTCACGAAATCATGTAATATAAATTTAAAAATTTCATTATTGAGTGGTTATTTTAGAGATGCTAAAAAAACTAATATTTCTTTCGATTGCGTTCCTCTTTTCTTGCAATTTTACAATAGTTAAAGCAAATCCAGTTAGTGCTAATCACATGTCTTTTTCTGTTGGTATAGGTGCAGATTACTTATTAGATTCTGATATTAGTAAACTTGAAACATCTCCAATAGATAAAAAATTAAAAAACTCGATGGCCGTGCATCCATTATTTGGAATCGATTACTTGTTTGATGAAAAATACTCTGTTGGAATAGAAAGCGGTTATGTTAGTGCATTTTTAAATTCTCTTGAACATAAAGTTAACAATATCACCTGCAAAATTAGAAAAACATATTGGGAAATTCCTATATTAATTAGAGCAAAATATATTAATGATCATGGCTTTAATCCTTTTGTAAAAGTTGGTTTTTCAATTACTAAAACATCTGAAGAACACCAAGAAATAGTAAAAATTGGAGTTACAGAAAGAGTTACAAAAAAACAGATAAGTAACAAATCTATATCGCCAAAAATATCTATTGGGTGTGAATATAAGATAAGAGATTGGATGTCTACTTTTTTACAATATTCATATGTTCATGGAAGGACAGGTATATCAAGTGTGAGCTATGTCGGCATTGGGATAGAATTAGCAATTAGTGCTTAGACTTTATAGCTTTCTATTAAACCACTTTCTTTTTTTGGTTTCTTTCTCATGAGTCAGTAACTTCGTCGTTGAATCCGCCATTGCCAGTAATTTATTTTCGCGCGCTTGGGATTGTTCGAGTTGGTGTGCGAGTAGATCAATTTGTTTATTTAGTAGACGGATTTCATTATTCAGGTTTTTGACTTCGAGCTTGAGCATAACGTTTTCTTTTTCGCCGCCATTTTCGTCAAAATTTCGTTTGCTTTCGTCAACTTTCGTTACAGTTTCGTCAGGGAAAACACGGTAAAACTCAGCTTCATTGACAGTGTAGTTTCCGTCTTTATCTCTTGATGCGCTTAGTTTTCCATTTTTAATATAATTTTGAATTGTCCTTGTCGACAGCTTTGATAATTTCGCACAATCTTTCACTGAAAACGCCATTGATTTCGTCACCTTTCGCAGTCTTTCGTCACTGAATACTATCAAATTTCGCCGACGATGCCAACGACGGAGACGCTGAAACTGACGCTGAAGAAAGTAGGTGAGCCGCGACAATTCCCTTGACCATGACACTGACGACGACGATGACACTGGCGTTGAAGCTGAAGTTGACGATGAGCGTGATAGTGTCGTTGACGATGGACTGAAGGCGGCCGATTAAATTTTCGTTGTTCATTATATAAAACAAGGACAATGACATTGATTTGGACAGTGACAATGTAACCAATGCGGCCGATTAAATTTTCGAGGGGGAGGAATACGACGTTGTAGTTTTCAGAGGAAATGAAGATTTAAGATGAAACAGCCGTATTCAAGATCATTGTAACCTAGCCGATGAAAATTGCAAGGTCGGTGATGGTGTCGGTGGCATTGGGGCGGCCAAATGAATTTTGTAGTATACTGTCTGTGTCAACGTCAATTTCAGTGTCAAGGAAATAGGAGGCTAGGATGCCAGATTACACAAAAGTAAAAAATTACATTGACAGTATCAAAACCAATTCCAGTTTAAAAGAATCCGATCGCAGTCAGATGATTTATCACTTGTTGCTGCTCATTAACGAGTACCGTGAAAATCTCTATGTTAATGAAGTACGAGACTATAATCGGCCGTTGTATAAGTCCGGAAAAAGCCAATTGTTAAGGTTTTTGTTGGATGCGTATTTAAAAACATTTGATAGTGAAATACACATACTACCCGAAACTAAGTTAGTACATTCCTCTTTGTTTGAACCTAAGTCTATTTTAAAATCTAAAACCCCTGAGAAAAACAAATTAGAGTCCCCTGTTAAAAATGTGATCATTAAACAAGATTTTTTTGAGAGCAAAAAGACCATTTCACCTTTTGAGCAGTTTAGCAAAATAGAAGAAAAGCACTCGCCACTATTTAAGATGGAACCTAAAGAGCAACACTCCTCAGAAAAAATTAAATCTAATCAATCCGCAAAGTCTATGTACTCGCAACTATCTAATTTTAGTTTTATTTCTAATTTTTATGCTGCCTTATTTGAGGAAGACCAAGAAATTAATTTACAGCAGAATGACAAGCTTAAGACTGCGATAGTTGATTTTGCGTTAGCATTGGTGCCAAAGAACAAAAAAAAAGTATTACCGCAAACCACTTTTATCGCTGATTTCCTAAATATTTTTGGTGATGATTTGCCGAAGATGGAAAAAAGAGAGATGGCGAACACTTCTTATGTTTTATACAAAAAACTTGATGAGCAAGCCTATAAACGTAGCCTTAAAGAGAAAAAAGAAGAACCTAAGCCGAAAAAATCTAATGATGAAATTAAGGAGAAAGAATTAGAGGAATTAAGAAATTACTTGCTATCAATTCTTGTTGTTAAAAAGCCTGAGATATTTGACATTTTTATTGGTGGTTTATTTAAAGAAAAAAATTTATCGCTGGATACCTTTAAATTTCAGCAGGAAGGTAAACAAGAGGTATTATTTAATCAAACTGCAGAAAAGATATTAGCGATACTACAAAAATATGCCACTTTACGCACTGAACGTGGTGATGACAATCCCAGTGAATTTTATAATAAATTCTTGGCAAATGTTGCGAATGTTAAAGCTGAAATTGATGACTTGAATCGCCAACGCCAGACTTTTCAATTATTTAAATGGAAACCACGTGATAAAAAACGTGATGAGTTTAAGCAAGTTAAAGAAGAAAAGCAGGAAATACCACAAAATAAGGGCGGCATCCCAAACGCACCGCCATTAAAAGGTGGTATTCCTATTGCACCTAAATTGCCTGGGTTTAATTTACCCATAACCAATACACAGGGCAATATTCCTAATGCACCACCGATGCTTTCTAATTTGTTAAAAAAACCAGTGACAGTAAAACCTGAAGACAAAGAAATTGAAATAGATAAGCTCAACTTAGATGCTAAAATTGGTGCTGTGTTTCAAGATAACTGTATGAAACTGGTGATTGACCAATATTTTTTAGCGGATTTGTATATTAAAATGCTACACCGTGAGCGTAATATTAAAACAATGAAACAATTTGAAAAAGAGGCAATATATAACTTATTTTACCTTGAGAAAGAAGATAAAGACCTGGGAAATATTTTTTACAGCATCTATCAACGTGCAATTACTTACGTTAACAAAGATATCGGGTATGGTGCAAAGGATAGAAAGCTCTCACAAGCAGTAGAGAAATATTTAAACATCTTGCCTTTACATGTCTATCTGGTAAAAATTAAGAAGTCGGTAAATAAATTTATCAAAGACCAACGAGATAAAGAGGGCACCCACTACTACTTGTCACCACAGTTATTTCTCCTTGAGCAAAAGTGGCTGGAAGAGATTGCCTCAAGTTTAAATACGTTAGCTGTAATTCATCAGTTTAATGAAATTAAATCATCTGATATTGGGGGCACTGCTAAAAAATTATTGAAAGCAGTCTAAGCATTATTTCCAAGCACGTAGCATCATACCAATGACGGCGACAGTATTCCCAGCCAGTAACGGTAAAATCCACATTAATATTGACAGTTTTGCTTTGTGGACGCTGAGTTCTATCTGTGTTTCAAAGTGACTGATTACGTCTATGATCGCTTCGTGTTGGTGGTCAGTGAATCCATTTTTTCTGATGTGCACGTCCATGTACTCCATTTTGTGTAGAGAAATTTGTCAACGATATTTTGTTTTTTCTCTATTTTTTTACGTTTATAAGTATTAAAGTAGTTATTAACACTTCCTAATGGGAAACCTGAAAGCTGTGCAATTTTATTTTGACTGACACCTTCTTCTTGCCAGGCACGGATGACGTTGCTGACAACCCATTCTTCAAACTCTTTTATTTTACTGGGACGCATAAGCCTTCTCATACAGTGATGACATCGTTTTAATCGCACTTTGGTGATCGGGGTGGCTGCTGTCGTTGTATTTTTGCATGAACTTATCATCAGCCTGGAGTTTTTCAATTTCTCTGACGGCGGCTTCTTTTGTGCCCAGTGTATTTTGAGATTGACCTGTAACAAGTTTATCGGGCGTGAGGCTTTTACCGACATTGACAAGCAAGTCCAACAAACCGGTGGGATATTGACCGGATTCGATGAGCGTTTTAATGTCGTTGTCCGTGCCATATTTTGATAATGCGGCATTGGCTAAATTCATGGTTGACTCAAGATTATCGCCGTACTTTTCTTTGAGATTTTTAGCGTGATCTTCTTTGAATTTTTGATTGGCGGCTTCAGCTTCTTTGTTGGCTTTGTCTCCAGCTTCCATTAAGGCATGCAGTAGTTTTTGACCTTGACGTTTACTTAGTCCTGAATTGTACATTATTTCTTCATAGGCAGCGAGACTTTCACGTTCTTTGTCACTGACTTCTAAATATTGTTTATTTTCAGGTCGGCCGAGTTGGTTGTAGAAACTGTCCCAGTCACCGTTATCGTCAGGAATCGTTAAACCTTTCGGCGTCGATTTTAATTCGTGGTAGTTTTTGACAAGATCGCCGACACTTTCAACGTCTTTGATGCTGTCGCTGTATTGGGTGTCGATGCCTTCTTTCCAGTTTTCCATGTTATATATCCTTATAGTTTATCGGTTTCTACTTTTACTGCTGCTATAACTGCATTATTGTCGCCTACAGTATTATCAATCGCTTTTATAGCTTCAATGACTTCAAATATTTTATCGACACTGACGTTGTGCTTGATCTTTAATACTGATGACAAAGACGATCGTTTAAGCAAATTAACAACGGTATCGTAATTGGCTCTGTCAACGATGTTTTTGGGTTTGGTTCTGGCAAATACACTGTAAGCGTTAGTCATGGTTTTCTCCTATATTTTCACTTTCATTGACCATAAAAAATAACGATGTCCGCTTTCTCTTGCTTGACGAGCCACTCCACGTCTGACCGTGACAATGGTATTTTTAATATGCTCGCCCAATTGCAAAATAAATCCTGAGATAAAACCTCGGCTGGTCGGTGGAATGGACAGCACGGCTAAAATGTTACTGTAAACATCCTCGCGCGGTTCAAATTTCACCATCACATCCAGGTAGCGTTTCAATATGGGATGACGTTTGTCTTTGACCATTTCGTTCATGTAGTCCTCAACCGTGAGATCGTGGCTGATTGTGACCCCATCGCGAGAATACTTAACGCCATCAAATTCTTTGTCATTGGCATCGGTAATAATAAACTTCGGTGCTGTTTTAAAAATTCTGACATCGAAGCTGGAAAGGTTAAAATCAGGGTCGCTGTTCATTTCAAAGTTATTGCCTTTTAATGAGATGGTCGGGAAAGAGCTATGATCTAAGTCTAAGCCGTCAATGCCGATGTTTTTTAAGTTGTCCTTGTATTCATTGATATTAAAAACATTATCTGTGGTCGTGATGTTCATGGTTTGCTTCCTGCATTTTTAGTATTCGATAGCTGTTGTCCTTGCTGTACTTGTTGTAAATCTCTGCTTCATTGTCTTTTAAAGCTTTGGTATCCAATCGTTTTTGAACACGTGATTTGTAGGTGGCGATGACATTGCCGTCTTTATCGACAAGCGTGTCATTGTCTTTCATATAATCGATGATGCTGACCTTGTAGGTTTCCACTTCCCGAAAGCATTGTTTTTGTCGTTGAAGTGCTGCTTTATAATTAGCAATTGTACCCAGCATGTTATCATCGGCTTCGCAAATGGATTCTTTCTTGTAGCTGACATGGGCAAAGTCTTTTAACTGGATCGCTTGCGGTGGTTTTTTCTTTAAGACGTGGTTTTCCCAGAAGTCGATACACTTGTTCCTAATTTCACCTTCAAAGTAGCTGTCACGCTCATAGACAAAAATTTTAAATTCCTGGCGGTCAAACTGGGCAATTAGGTCGACACGTTTCGCATCAAGAATCATGGCATAGTGCGCACATTGGGTTTTGTAATAAATCGGCATTTCACCTTTCCATTGATCAGCGTAACTGCCAACGGTTTTGCACTCGACAATGACATTTTCAGCTTCAACGAATCCGTCTACATTACCGAGTAAAAAAGGATATTTCGGATGTCTCAGTAACGGCATATCGGTTTTGACTTTGACACCTTTCATTTCTTCGTAGCGTTTGATGATAAATGGCTCGGCAATATTCCCTGTCTTGCAACGTTCATTGGTGGTGTCAATGTCATCGTCAGGAATCGGGACAATTTTACTGTAATAGATGTCGATCGGTGTTGACCAAGGATTCCAGCCACAAATTGCTGCAACATCACTGCCACCGATACCCTTTTGTCGTGCTTGTCGTTCCTTGAGGTTCATTGTTTTTCCTTATGTATTCACGGCTTTTTTAAATGTTGATTCAGTGGGTAAAACGGGTTTCTTATAATCCTTGTTACTTGGTGTCGCTTTTTTTACCACGTAGTAAGATTTATCAAGTTTTATCATTTGACCTGGCTTGGCTTTTTGATAAATGTTTATAAACTGTCTCAATCGGGTGTGGTCAATCTTGGCTTTTAGCATTTCATTGACACAATAAGTAATCGTTGCCTCTATGCCATCAACAACATAGCTATCTTCATCTTCTATTGCTTCCTCATACGCATCGGCGGCTTTGGCTTGGTGCTTTAAAAAATAAACAATACTGGGAATATAGACACCTATTTTTTCAAGATGATATTCAGCGTTAGATTTTTGCACGATGCTTTTCCTTTTTCTGACTGCTTCTTTTTCTTTTATCTTTATAGTTTCCATACTTAAATGGCTTGGGTTTCTTTGGCTGTTTGGGTTTTAATTGCTTTGCCAACTTCAAGCACCAGCGACCCACTTTATTTAACATGGCACTGCATAATTTTCTCATCGTATCGGTCTCCCATGTCGTCTAAAGGCGCGATGACCAAACCAAAAAGAAATGATCGCAGAAAAGATAATGTAATCTTCATCGTTCCAAACATGTAAAAAGGATAATGCTGCATCGTGATTAAAGCGGAAATTGACAAAGAAAGCAGCGGTTTTAATGAAGCAGTAGAGTGCAAAAAAACAATAGGTGATGAGCGGCCTCACCATACAAGTCACTGCTTCAACGAATTTATACGGGAATTTATTTAACGGACTGTTTTTGATATTTTCCTGATCGGTCTTGGCATCTTCGACAGCAACTTTATATTCCGCATTGAGTTTCAGACATTCAAGTTCGTGTTTCTTATCCGCTTTGGATTTCATCATACTGAATATGTCAGGCACAAGTGAGGTAAAAAAGCCAAGTAGACTGCCGATTAATGCTAACACTGTCATTTTCCCAATCATTATTATCGTGTGTATTGATAGTGCTATTTAAACATTGTTTGTTTTACATTCAGAAACGCATTATTTTTTGATGCTGTCAATGCTTTGATTTATAAGGGGTTAACCGCCTTTTCAGTGCAGGTAGTTTCTGAATGATAACGACCAAGATATACAATGGAGTTTGCAAGGACGCGCCGTGGTGTTCTGAAAGCGCGTTCTATCGATATAGGAACACCAAACCGCAACAACAAAAAGGAATTTTCAACATGGAAAAGTTTACCGAAGCCAATAAGAAACAATTTACCGATAACATCCAACACGTTTTACAAAAAGAAGGCGCATCGCTGACGAGACTGATTCAAAATGAAGCGATGGACTACGAAACCAAGTTTTTCGATGAAGTTCAAGAGTTAGATGCCGAAGATCGTGCCAGAGATGCACATGGCTATACCCCAACACTGACTGATCAAGATACCGTGAGAGGACTTGTCCCAGCAACAAAAAGGCGACAATTATCCGCGTATATTTGCCGTACACGTTGTGTTATCGATCAAGGGGATAATCTTAATGTGTTGCTGGATCCCACCAGTATGCGTGTTAAAGCAGCAGCCTGGGCAATGGGACGACACTATGACCAACGTATTATCAAGGCACTTGGCGGTACGGCTAAAACCGGGGTGGATGGGGCGAATAATGCACCGTTACCACCTGAGACACAAGTGATTGGCTGTGGCGCTGAATTTGATGTCACGGGTGCCAATAATGGTCGTGCGAATAAAGCCATTCTGAAATTAAGTGCGGATGCTAATACGCTAGAGAAACAAGGCAAATTAACCTTAAAAAAATTACTCGATGCGAGAACACGTCTGAAAAAGAATCTCTTTAGTCATCAAGAAAAAATGTACTTTGTCTGTGGTGAAGAACAGATTAATGACCTGTTGAATGATGAGAACCTGACCAGTATTGATCAGAATAATGTGAGAGCCTTGGTCAAGGGTGAAGTGAATAATTTTGCTGGTTTTGAATTTATCACCACGGAAATGTTACCTGTTTTATTGCCGTATTTCAGAGTAGATCATAACTTTGCAGCAGACAGCCTGGCCATTGTTCAAGCAGGCGGCAAGGTCATACGTGATTGCTATGCTTTTACGGAATCCGCAATGATTTTTGGCAAGGTTAAAAATGCTTTTATGAGCAAGATTAATGAATTGCCTTTATATGACTATGCCCAATTGATTTATGTCTCTGATTCCGTCGGTTCGGTACGTATGAATGATCGTTTGGTTGTTTGTGTGAAATGCCTAGAGGACTATACACGTGATCATAAATTAATAAAGTTGCAAAAAATGTCGAATAATACGGCTGCCACTGCGGTAACTGATTTATTTACGGGGGCAGATAATGTTATTGCCAAACCTGATGGCCCACTTGCGACACCGATTCTTGAAGCCACCTATACTTAAGGGTTTTTGCAATGACTGCGCTTCATCAATTAATTATTCAAAAAGCCGCGTCATTGTTGGGGTCAGCCCATAGCAACACTGTCGGTAGAGAAAACAAAATGAATGTGTTGCTGTCTCAGTTTGTGGAAGGGGCGACAGAAGAAGTGTATTTAGGCTGTGACTGGCCTTTTGGTATTCACCTTAACACACAAGCACAGCTTTCTGAACTCCCTGCCAAGAAAATCGATGACCATCACATTGAAGTCGACACCGAACCTTATGCTAGGATTATTGCAGTTGCGCCTTCCAATACCAATTGGTCAATCGTCAATGGCAATTTAACCTTCAAAATCCCGCGTGTCTTACCTGCGCATGACCCTGAATTTTTAATTGACCTTTGCCCTCGCACAGAAATTCCCACGTTGATTGTTGGTTATAAGAAACATTGTGAGGCCAAAGCAAACCATCACCATTTTGTGAATCTTTCCGCACAATGTCTTGCAGCACAAATCGCCTACGCAATGTATGGTGATTCTGACTATGCTGAGGGGTCAACCAAGCAATATATTGTCGCACTTAAATCTGCCAAACAACTCTACGAATATCAGCTAAATATTGATAACGCCTCAAAGGTGATCTAAATGTTTCCGGTCAACTGGTCGCCTTATCCTTTCCAAAAACCTTGTTGGGATTATCTTGCCAATGGCGGTAAAAATGCCGTGTGTGTCTGGCATCGCAGAAGCGGTAAAGACATTCTGGGCATGAACTGGATAACGGCTTCAGCACTGAATCATGTCGGGGTGTATTGGTATTTATTTCCGACAGAAGATCAAGCAAAAAAAACCATTTTTAAGGGTCAGACGTTAGATGGCCGAAGCTATTTAGATTTTATCCCGAAAGACTTGATTGCGCCGAAAGGTATTTTGCGTGGTGCGATGGAAGTGCAGTTGCGTAATGGCAGTTTAATTCAGTTTTCAGGGGCATCAAATGCCAAAGCGTTAAGAGGTGCTGGCATCAAAGGTTGTGTCTTTAGCGAATATTCGTTTATGAACACCGATGCCATTGAGTCCGTGATTCAGCCGATGTTGATTCGCTCTAAAGGTTGGGCATTGTATCTGTATACGCCTTCGGACAATCCACATGATCAACATGGGCAACACTTGTTTGAAGAAGCCCAAAACGACCCTGATAGCTTTGCCACGTTAAACACGATTGATCAGACCACTGACCATGACGGCAAACCACTGTTAACCCCAAAAGATATGGCTGTGTTACGCGCACGTAATTACTCCGAGGACAAGATACAACGGGAATTTTACTGCAACTTTGAAGCGCACAAATACGCCGCCACAGAAGATGGCACCTTTGCTGAAGAAATGCGTGGCGCAGATGAGGAAGGTCGATTAACGACAGTGCCCTATAACACAACCTACAAAGTCGATACTTACTGGGATGTGGGATTGGTCGATTATACCGTGATTTGGTTTGTGCAACAGACAGATAAAGGGGTTGCTGTCATTGACCTGTACACCAATCGACAAAAACCAATCCCTTTCTACCTTGAGGAACTGGCACGCAAACCTTACACCTATCATCGCATGGTACTGCCGCCTGACATGGCACGACGTAATCTCATGACATTGGATACACGGTTATTGGAAGCGAATACGGCGGCTGAAAAGTTAAAATTACCGCCTTTTGTCATTGTGGCGCGTTATCAACGTGATGTGATGATTGAAAAAGCTAAGAATCTGTTAAAGGAATGTACGATTGATAGCCAGCGTTGTGCTGATGGTATCGATGCGCTATTTACGTATGACGAAAGACACCGCAAAGCACGCTCAAAACGACACGATGATATTGTGGATGCCTTTTTGTATTTGGCGGTCGATCTCTTTGACCAAGAAAAGATGGCAGACAATCGTAGCTTTTGGGAGAAGCATTATCGTCCAGCGAAGACCTTGAGCGATTACGATGAATTTGGTTTTGGAGAGGATCAATGAGGTTTGGCTGGCTGAATCCTTTTCATTTGATTAGAAAAGGCACCAAGGAACTGACGCAAAACATTACAGGTGAACGTCAAGCACGTATTGCCTATGAACAAGCCGGTGATCGATTACGTGCCTCTGTCAACCAATTAAACGCACTCGGCATCAAGGGCAAGGACGCTGAAAGTCACCTTAAAAACTTGTTGGCGCAATCAAAGCATGAATATGACCGTGGTAAGCAAAATTTACAGTCATTGTCAAAATCCACACGTCAGGAAATCGGCAAACTGAATAAAACGATTAGCGAGAAAGAGAAGTTTTTTGAATCCTCTGCGGCTACCCAGACTGAAAAATTAAAAGCACTGGGAGACTTACCGAAGCCCGAAGCGTATCAGCAAAAATTTAGCGAATACAGCGAAAAGAAATCACAGCTTGATGAGATGCTTTTAGACTTTACATCGCATATGAATCGTCTACAAGGCAGGGAGAATCAGTCAGATGCACTTTTAAAGGCATTTAGAGGCGCGCAGAGCAACGTTCAGGACTCCAGGAATAGATTGTTAGGTTTGAACGAAGAAAATGATCCTATGGGCTTTAAAACGCACAAAGAAGGCTATGATAATTTAAAACGCTTGCATCAAGAAACCACAAAGACGCTTAAAAATTTACAGGGTCAATCTTCAGAAGAAATGCCAGTTATCCAAGAAAAGCACCAAAGACTGAGTGAAGCGTTATCAGGTTTATCGCCACTGTATGCGTCGTTGAAACAAGAGGACGACAAGCTCACAGCAGCAGCAAAGATTCAAAAAGACATTGATGAGATACAAAAAGGACAAGCTGACTTTCAAGAAAAAGAATTGCCCCTGTTGCAAGGCAAAGCCAATGAAAAAAAACAAGCATTAGAATCTGCGGTTAAACAACTGTCTGATGTCATGAAAAAAAGTCAGTCTAACATTAAAGCCAAGAGCGATGAAATTAAAGGGTATCAATCTCAAGCTCAAGGATTAGAAGGTACGATTACACGTCAAAAATCTGAGTTAGAAAGTGCGGCGGATAAATACAAATCACGAGCACAAATTGGTTCGCTACTCAATGCAGCCGTAATGGGATTAGGTACCTTTGGTATTGGTTTGGCAATTGGTGCGGGTGCTGGTCTGATTGGCGGTGTGGGTGGTAGTACCTTAGTTAACACAATTAATACAGGCACACAAATTGCTTCTGTTTTAGCAGGACTTAAAGAATTTCAAAATTCCATGCAAGGTAAAGCTGAAGACATGCAAAACAAAATCGGTGGCATCGAAAATCCCGATCTCAGTTTCCTCGGCCACAGTCGTGACGATTACAAGGTTAACGACCTCAAAAATGTCGATTACGTCAAAGGCTTGCCCGATATTCGTCACCTCAAAGACGTATTCGCCAACAAACAGCCTGTGCCAGAATTGGGTGGTATTCGACAGTCAATGGCACATTTTGGGCTGCCCACCTTACCTGAACTCAAAGACTTACCCGATATTAACGCTTCTTTAGGTCGTATTCCTGCGTCAGTTGAATTTTTAGGTGTGCCTAAGGCAGAGGGACTACTCAAGAAAAAATTTGGAAATTTGGCCTATTTAAACCCTGATTTTTTGAAATTGGCGAAAAAGACGCTCGGAGGGCGACATGCAAAACCATATTGAAAAAACCATTGAACACTACGAAAAGCTGAAAGATGCCAGAGACGCGTTTGAACAAATTTGGAAAGACATTGACACCTACGTTTGTCCTGCCAAGCCCAGTAAAATTTTTGATTCCACCGCCAGAATTGCCTCGCACGAATTAGCCTCAGCGTTACAGTCAATGTTAGTGAATCCGCAAGTGCCGTGGTTCAATATCGGTGTGGTTGACTATCAGCCAGAAGATGACGACGAAGAATTGCCGATACAGCCGTGGTGCTTTGCCATTGAAACGACACTGTGCGATTTGTTTTCCTCGTCACAAACCAACTTCTACGCCCAGATACACGAGTTTTTTCTCTCCTTAGTCCGATTCGGCACCGGTATCTTTTACATCGAAGAAAACCCCGAACATCCAAAAAGCTGCTACTTCAAAAACATTGATCTCAAAGAGTGCTATTTTGCTGACAACGATCTTGGCTTGGTCGATGGCATTTGCAGAAACTTCAAGGTCACTTACGCCCAAGCCGCACAGTTATGGCCAAAAGAAGCTTACTTTGTCAAACAAGCTGACATTGAACCGCTCGATAAAACGGAAATTTTACATGTCTGTCGTCGATCTCAAGCGAAAAAAGGCAAGCCAGGCAAAGGTTACGAGTCCGTCTATATCTCGATGGAAAAAAGAAAACTACTCAATGAATTTACTCTAGACTACTTCCCTTTCATGGTGACGCGGTGGACGAAAGAAGCCAGTGCCAGTTATGGGATTTCGCCAGCCAGTATCGTCATGCCTGACATTAAAATGCTGAATGAAATCCGCCAGGGTATGATCAGAAGCGCACAGAAAAATATCGAGCCACCATTAGCTGTGCCGAAAGAAGGATTTTTATTGCCGCTACATACGACACCTGGCTCCGTGAATTTCTACCGCAATGGGATTCAAGATAAGATTCAGCCGTTACTCTTTGGCACCGAGGTCAATCTCCCTGTCTTTGATGAACGCGAAAATTGTCATAACACCATCTTAAAAGCCTTTCATACCGACCTGTTTCATATGCCGAAAATTGATAAGGAAATGACCGCATCAGAGGCCATGATCAGAAACGAGGAACAAATGCGTGCTTTTGGTGCCATTATCGGCCGCATTGAAACTGAATGTTTAAGCCCCTTGATCAACAACATTTACCGCATCTTAGTCAAGTACCAGAAAATACCACCGATCATTGTCAACGAACAAGCGTTTATCCCTGATATTGCCATTGAATATGTTTCACCACTCGCCAAGGCACAAAAAGCGTCATTGTATTCTGGCGTGGAACAAGTCATTGCCTTTTTACAACGCTCAGGGATTCAAAACATCTATCCTGAAATTTACGACAATCTTGACTGGGATAGCGTCCTTAAATTGTTCTTTGAATTGAAGAATGTCCCCGAAGTTATCCTGCGTGACCAAAAAGCCATTGACAGTATTCGCGCACAACGTCAACAAATGCAAATTTTACAAGCACAAGGAGCCACCGATGAAACTAGTCTTGGGTAAATCTGCGGATAACATCGATAACCAAAGAATTATTAACGCTTACAAAAAAGTTTTTATCTCTGAGCATGGCAATATTGTCATTGATCATTTAACCACCTTATCAGGACTCTTTGAAGTGAACTACGAACAGGCAAATAGTCATCGTCAATCTTTTTATGAAGGTCGGCGGTCATTGATGTTAGAAATTATGCAAATGATTGAGCATGACAATAACCTGGTGAACTATGAAGGAAAATAAAATCATGAAGGAAAAGCAAACATTATTTTATGAGGTTTCATTGCTGACTAAAAAATATTATAAAAATGTCGAAAAAGTACATGGTTATAGTTTTCATTACCAAAAACCATGCGTACAATTACTCAATGGCAATGGCAATGGCAACGGCAATGTTAAATTATGTCATGAAACCGTTGTAAATAGAACATATTAAAAAGTTCCTCTTGGTTAAATATTAACAAACCCATGAGGAATAAAAAATGGATAATAAAAATGAGCAAAAATACCATGAAAAACTAATGTCTATATTAGGTCACTGCCAAGGCAATTACATACCAAGTTTTGCTTTTAGGATGACTTACTTAACACCAAAACAAAAAGCACTCTTATTCAGGATGCCTCGCCTTAGTGATAATGATTATCTGGCTTGTTTCTATTCTAGTAAAAGTATCGCTACGTTAGTGTTTGATGACACCTTGTCTGCTAATGCTGTAGACCAAATAATAACAGAGGTAAGACACAGTGGATATTTAGATGTTTTAGAAATTGAGGTATATGGACGAATAAATAGAGGTTTGAGAGTCAGTGAAAAGTTTTGTAATGAATGTAATAAATTAAATAAAGACAATCAAAAGAGAACGGCAAAATTTAAGAGGTCATCTGAAAACGACAGGTCGACCTGTCGAAACCAAAAGGTTAACCTGTCTAAAACAACAGGTCGATCTGTCGAAACCACCTCTAAAAAACAGGAAGAAACCCAAGCAAAACCTAACTTAGCTTCAAGTGTAGATAAGAAGATATTAGAAAAAAATAAATCAGATGAGACGAAAATGCACATTTCAGAGTATGTCAATCCATCAAAAAACAATCCATCTGATCTTTCTGATTTTTGTTTATCTAAAAAAATAACTGAAAAAGCAGACAATGAGACCAATCGTTTAATAGCAAGATTGCGCCTAGAAGCTTTAATGCACAAGTCTCAAGCGGTAAAGTTTGTTAATCTATTTGGCTATGAAAATGCTTATGAAAGGTTAGAACGCGCTAAATTTCATTATCCATCAGATGAATCAAGAGTTGGCAGAGTATTGGGTGGCCAGATGAAAAAAGCACTGAAAACTAAGCCTGAAATGATGCAGAAACAAGATCATGTTGTTATTGAAGAAAATCCAGACCAAGAAAAAAACAAGCACCATGACGCAATCAACCATGTTTGGAATCAATTGGCACCAAAAGCGCACAGGTCAGAGAAGATTGATGTTGAGTTGGCGAAGTCAGTAATGGAAACGATTGAAGCTTACTCAGAAGCAGATCAACATCAACGATTAGATGCAAAATTACACGGAAAAGAGACCACAATACTCGAACTATATTTTGCCATGAAAGAGGTCATAGAAGCCGAAAATGAAGACATCGACCCAACAGACGAACAATCCCACACTGATAACCTTACACGCCTTAAATCTGGCCACGACGCTGACAAAGACGATGGAGAAAATAGGTCGGCCGCCCCAAGTCCAACGACACCATCCATGTCATCGTCACCGTCAGAATCACCGACAAAGCCAGTGACAGAGAAGTCTACAGCGTTATTGGCATTGAAAGATAAGTTGTTGGCGACAGTGACGGAGAAGTTGACAGGGACGTTGGAATTGAGGCGGGCGAATGAAATTTCAGGTGAGCCATTAAAATCAGGTGAGCCATTAAAATCAGGTGAGCCATTAAAATCTGTTTATAATGTAGTCAATAATGAGCCGATAAAATCAAAACCAATGGCAAATATCTCACAAAATGAGCCGTTAAAATTGAATGAGCCGATAAATGAGCCGTTAAATTGTGATCAAAAAATGGCATTATTAGTACAAATTATTACAAAGTGTCCTGGTAAATGTCGGAAGTTTTATGCTGAAGAACTTGGCTGGAAAATGGCAACTATGAAAAGAAAGCTAAACATGCTATTGGAAAAAGGCTATATTGAACATAAAGGCAGCAAGAAAACTGGAGGCTATCATGTCATTATGTAACTTCTCATATAATCCAACCAAAGCTGAGAAATACAAGCTCGAACGAAAAGCACAAGCCGAAGCCTACAAAGAATCTGAAAAAAACTGGCGAACCATCAATCACTGGCTCAACGTCAACGAATCCAAGTTACAATACTGGTACAATCACAGCTTCCTTGACAAGCTTAGTACCGATGACGTATTTGCTGACAAACTCAAGAACATTATCAACAACTATCCCACTGGCTATGTCAACCGCACTTTCGATGTCGTTGTCGGTGAAAATAAAAGAGTGTTGACGATCAATAATATGAAGTTGATGTTGAAGATGCCCGATGTCTTTGATAGCTTAAAAATCACACAACCTTTTTGCTGACGTCGGCAATATGGTGGTAGCTTGACAATGACAACGAAAGAGGAGTTGATACCGTACATGGCCAAGGTCACTGAAAATTTAAACGCCTTTGACATTCAAATCGGCGGTGATCACTATAAGCACTATGCCATCCAACCTTTACAATTCATCGAAGCCAACAAATTAAGTTTCGCGGAAGGCTGCGTTGTCAAATATCTCATGCGTTATAAAGATAAAGGTGGTATTGAAGATTTAAAGAAGGCGAAACACTACATTGACCTGATCATTGAAACCGAAAGCGGCCGAGTAAATTTTGATGACAAAGGCATTGATTAACTTGAATCTTCTTGATAAATCTGCCACTGTAATCGTAAATTTCATCTAAACTATAACTTAAGAGGTAACAATCTATGGCAGCGAAAGTACAAAAAGACGATGTCAAAAAACCATTAACCAAGCACGGATTCATTGACAAGATCGCGAGCATAAACAACATCACCAAGGTAGAAGCCACCAATGTCGTTAACTATTTCTGTGATGGTGTCCGCGCTGCTTTAAAAGAAGATGGCGGTGTCAATATCGTTGAGTTTGCTAACTTTGGTGTCATGGAAAGAAAAGAACGGCAAGGCAGGAATCCAAAGACAGGTGAAGCGATGACGATCAAAGCAGCTAAACGTGCCCATATTAAGGTTAGTAGTAAATTACATGAGGTGGTGCAAGGTGGAAAGTAAATACGTCACACACGATGATCTTGTCCAGTACGTCTTAAAAAACAAAATGAACACGTACACGACAAAGCCAGACGCAGTTAGAGCGATCAATTCAGTAGTCCGTGCCATTTACGATGCGATCTTGGAGAATGATAAGGTCGTCCTGAAAAATATCTGCGTCATTGACAAGAAATACTGGAAGCCAAGGCATGTACTCGACAAAGACAGCCTAGAACCAAGATTGAAAGAGGAATGTTATACTGTCGGCTTCTCTGTCAATAAAATTTTGCTGAACATGGTCAATAAAACTTTAAAGCAACCAGACAAAGCAAAGCCGACACAGAAAAACGATACAGTTGTTGAACAAGAGGTGAAAGATGATAACGAGCACAGTCAATCACGAGGCACTGAGGAGACTGTAGGAGAGTCAAAGCAGGTCGAACAGGACAGTCAACCACGACGCATTAAGAAGAGCCGAAAGACTGTCAAAGAGAGAAGAAGAGTAAAAAAATAAGGAGTATCTTAAATGACAGAGACAACTAAAACAAATAAATCTACTAATCATGAACCTAAAATGACAAACTTTAGTGCGAGTTTTTTGTTAAGTGAATTTAGGAAGGATATTAGAAGCTTACATGCAGAGTTTCGCAATGATTTTAAAACTTTAGATGCTAAGATCAGTACCACTAATGATAAGTTAGCAACTAAAATAGATACCAACTTTAAATGGACTTTAGGTATTATATTTGTAATGACGTTTTCTATATTAGGTATTATGTTTGCTAAATTTTAAGATGGTGCTTAATCCATAAAAAAATTGAGTCGCCCAATCCGCCCCTACCCCCTAAAAATTGGCAATCAATACCCCCACCTGTTTTTGATCATTTTTCAGTCATTTTTGTGTAATTCTGGCTTGAGTTTATAATTAAGGGTTGTTTTGCCCTGATTTTTATACTTTTTCTGCACTATTCTTCAATGTCTCACTATAACACTATCACGATGCAAGAAAACGAACGGATTTTTTAATACT